CACCCCCTCATACGCTCTGCAAATGGCTCAAACCAGAGCGTATTCTTTTAACTTTTGCACGTACACTCGCAGGTCTTCGCAGTCTTGCTGACGTGTTGTGCGGTTCATGGCCTTTGCTTCGAGGCGCATGACGTCAATCTTCCTTTCCAAACGTTCGCATATCTTGATGATGTGCAGTTTCCTATCTTCTTTCGCGGTGTTGCGATTAGGGTATGAAACGTAATTCATTTATGGTTCTCCAGTTATCATGTCAAACGCACGTGTAATGCGTGAGGTAGGTGTTGTCGCCCCTTCTAGGCGCTTGCGTACTTTCGCTATCTGTGCGTCTCTCCACTTGTGGTTCTTCATCGACATCACAAGCCCAAGAATAAGCATGTCGTTGTCGTCCATCTTCTGCGATAGGCCACAACGTACGTACAAATCTGGATCGACTGACAGAGCAGGAACTTCGTCGGTTACGTACAATTTTTTGCGTACGTACTGTATGTCAAATTCTTTCAACGACGTTCTCCCATTTTAGTTTTATCCGTTCGTCTGACCAAAGCACTTTCTTCGATCTATTATTCCCACCGCGTTTATCTTTCTTGTGGAATACAATGCCGTGCTTCTTCGCAAGTTCGGAAACGTACTGGCGGCTAACGCCAAACAAACGTGCCGCCTGTGATTGCGTGTAGCCTTCGTCGGCTACACGTTTATATTCTTCAAGCGTGTGTCTCATAGATCGCACACACTTCTGGCAAAGAACCTTTTGCAGACGCCCATCTTACTTGAGGTGCGTACGTCGGCTGCGCAAAGAGTACCCTCGCGGAACATAGTATTGCATCTTGCTTGCAATCTATTCATAAACTGTTGTTCACGTTCGGATAGGTCTTTGAGCCGCTTGTGCTCTAGTCCTGTTATCAACCAAAACAACTCGCCCACCGTCATTCGATGGAAGTCCTCGAGACTAGCGAGTATCATTTCGTCGATTTCCCTTGTTGGGATATCGCCAAACTCCCAATCATCCAGATCATCTTCTGGTTGGATAGGTGGTTCGACAACCTTCGACGATACCTCCAGAAACTTTGGTATGTCCTCAAAGGCTCTGACTGGCTCGCTTGGAGCGTCTGTTTTAGTTGTTAAAGTTTTCTCCGTAACAACGGCTGATACCATGTACTCACATATCTCAGCTTTGGACGGATGGTTTTGCCCCACAATAGCAGTGAACAGTTGTTCAAGTTGTAGGTCGTGACCACTAACTAGACGTTCTGGTACGTATACTGAGACCCCATCAGGGTCTTTGGCGTATGCCCCACCAGTGTGTAGTATGTGGTTTATGAGAAGTGACTTAGTGGTGAACCCACTATCTTTTATATTAAGGTGTTTCATTGTCCATATAACCTTTAGTCGTCTGACTATTTAGCGTTATGCGATCTGTACGGATCATATCCGACGTCACGCCTTGAAGGTTGATATAGACAACTAAGGTAGTGGATTTTTCCCTCGGTGATCTTTAGGAGGGGGCTGCTCTATCCAGTTGAGCCACGAGGTCTAGGTAAAGTGTATACAATACAAAGACTTAGTAGGTCAAACCTTAGTTGTCTATAGTGATCTATGCCCGACAAGCGTCGGATAAAGAAAGTTTATAGTGCTGCCACAGCAGCAGTTTGATCGTCCAAAGTTGTGTTCATATAACGCACAACCATCTTTAGATCAGTGTGTCCAAGGAGGTCAGCGACCACCTTGACTGGTACATTTTTTCGACAGAGCTTCGTTGCGAACGTGTGCCTCAGTGCGTACATTCCCACTTCATTTGGAATGTCGTCCACAGCATTTCGCGCTGCCGCCCAATGCTTAGATAGTTGGTTACTATCTATGATGTCTCTACCGTTCAAAGTAAAAACGGAAGTGACAGGAAGCGGATTACTGTAAGGGATTACCTCCCTTGCTTTTGGGTGTAATGGGATGGTGCGCTCTCGCACACCACCTCCCCTTCCTTTTTTAGATCGGAGGGTAACTCTGTTATTATCAAAGTCTACGTCTTTGAATTGCAAGTTGATAGCTTCGATTGGTCTGCTACCAGTGTACCGTAAGAAGGTACAGAAACGTGCAACGTCTGGATGTAGTTCCTCCATGATCTTATCAATCTGTTCATCCGTCATGGTCTCCGTCTTGTGCGGATTATCTGGCGGCTTGTCCAGTTTGATAGGTTCGCAGTGACCCATCTTTGCACCAAAGTTTATAACGCTTTGAAGTGCGGTCAGGGTACGGCGAATTGTTCCGTCGGTGTGTCCACGTCGTAGATGATAGTCGGCAATGTAATCTTCGATTGCTTCGACGTTGAGGTGTCGTATTGGTACGTCACCAAATTCATCTATAAATCTATTCACCATATTTTGTGTCGTCCTTCCTGTACCTGTGGAACGTGACCTTAAATATTTTTTTGCAACTCCGCTAAACGTTGCCTGTGAAGCGGAGCCACTGATGCCTAGTGAGACTTCACCGTTGATTAAGGCAAGTTCGAACTCTTGTAATCTTTTCTTGGCAAGTGTTCGATCTTTTGTGTAGAGACTTTTGCGAACTCTTTTCTTTTGCCACGTACCTTCTGTGCCGTACGTACCGTTCGCTTCTCTCTTGAGTTTAAGTATGCCCATCTTAAACCCCTCTATTCTGTGGTGGAGCCATCGCCCTGATAGGGCTGCCCCAAGTGCGTCCGTTCACCCAATCCGATTGAGGAACACCGCAACGCATAATACATCTAAATTTCTGCAACGATTTGTGAACATAACTGTCTTGAAATCGTGTCACTATATATGCCCATTTAAATTTTGGGTCTGGTGTAGTGACATATATCATAAGACTACGCTTCATTAAATCGCCCCCCTTCCATTGGTGTTGTTGATGAAACATACAACGGAGCATATCGGTCATTGGTTTCGTAATTGTCTGACCAATTTAAAGGTAATCCACCAGATAGTTTCTGGTATTCATCTTCATTCGCTCTGTTAAGTATGTCGCTGCCTACCATTGCCGCTTGGCCTCTGGTCTTAACGCCAATCTTCTTGCAGACTGAACGCACGTGCAGCTTCACTGTGTTTTCTCCGATCCCCATAATAGGAGCAATGTCCTGATTACGTAAACCTTCGATTAACAGTTGTAGAACTACGTGCTGCTTAGTAGTCATGCCTCTCAGCAAGGCTAGTTCGGCTGCATTTAGTTCTTTGCTTTGGCTAGAAGTTTCTTGTTTTCCTCCATTCATTATATGATTAAGAATAATATCCACTTTTGCTTCAAGCCTAGCAATATCGAAACGTATACTTTCGTTTGCATTTGCCATGATAGTTTGATCCTTTACATTTAAAAGTGAACCGTTTTGTAATAATTGGTTTTCAAAACGTTCTTTATATTTGCGTTGGCGCAAACTATTTGTCAAGTTAGTTGTCGAAAAGTTATTCATAAATAACCCTTTCTTGTACGTAATGTATTGAAATTAAACAAAACTTTTTTTAAACTTTTTTAAGTCTTGTTACTACTTTACTGCTGATTTGGTAGTAATCTTGCTTTCTGAACCACCAATCTGAGAACCCTGACCAGAAGTCTCTCATTGGTTTACCTGCCCTAATACATTTATATTTAATGCGTGTCTTTCTGTAGTGGCAATGGTCGCAGCCGCTACAATGTTCGACCCATCCTTCGGCTATCATTTCAGCCAAGCAATTTTTTATTTGCCTCTCCGTTATCTCCAACTCACTACTTAGATCATATGGATCAAACCAATCGGGTCTTTGAAGGATACGTAAAGCTAAATCATATCTATTCCATGTGGAGTAAATATAATTTTGAAGTCTTTGGTCGTGTGGGAAATCGTAGTCTGCCGACATATCCTCGATAATCATATCGAGCAAACGTCGTTCGTAGTTATGATAGTGCATTGTTAAGTCTCAAGTTGATGATTGATAGTTGGCGACTGCTACTATTTAAATAAGTTATAAGATATTCTTAAGTGTAAAGGGAAATGACTTCCAATAGGTAGGGGTCACCCTAAACTGTGGGTGCAACGACTGGAAAACAGGCGGCTCTATATATAGAGTGTTCTTCTTGGGCCTTTAGGTTGAAGGAATAAGCCATGCTCATACATATCTCTGGCTCGACTTGAATACCTTGCTCTGGAATAGTGTAGGTGTTCGGGCCGATCACAGCAAATATGACGAGCACAACTTTCACGTACTGTCACAAACGCGTTGATGTGTTTCATTGTGTACGAGAATGTCGGTAAGTAATTTCTTATCCTCGTTCATCAACATTTCTATGACGTCCTCATGTTCGAAATACATGGGGCTTGTAATGTCACAGTAACTATTCGTGCTTATCTTTGCGCACCCAGTTACGAGCGCGGTCAACAAAATAATCGTCGTGTAAGCCTTCAATCTCATCTTCAACATCCTTCTGAATTTTCATGTTTTTGAGGCGGTCTTCGTCTAGTTTCCGCTTTACTTTGTCTTGACCTCGCATGATGCCTGCGGAATAGATGCCTAACAGTCCAAGTATGAAACCCCCTGCAATCAGGGCGTACAGTTGTAATCTTGCCATTGTTTATCTCCAGCCTGATGCCCAACTCTTAAGACGTTCCCTCATA